GCTTTATAACGAGACATGTTCTTCCTCCTCTCCATAATTTTTATATGTTATTTGTATTTGTATATCAAACTCGGCTGTATTACCATCATTATTTTTAATCATAGTTCCAGCGTTTAAACATACAATGCTCTCAATTCCTTCTATATCAGGCAACTCGCCTTTTTCATTTTTAGAATTTACAATATTTTCAAATTTTTCAAAGAATCCAATGTTTTTTAAATTATTTATAACATCAGCCCCATAAGCCATTCTACTCCTAAATGAAAACACATCTCTATGAATTTCTAAACCAGTAATCCATTTTTCAACAGCACTTTCAGTTGGTATCTTGTCAAGCGAATAATTATTTATATCATTTGAAAGCATATTAGCGTTTATTTGATAATTATTATCATTTGTAAGAGTATCAATAATCTCAAATAAATACTCACGTAATTTGTTGATTCTTGTTTGTTTATAATCCATCATTACCTCCCAATTCTTTCTTGGACTTGTTCAATTATTTTTTTACCTTCAGCACTCCACATACGTTTATCCCAATAAGGTCCTGTTCCCGGTGTCGTATAATTCTTAACTGGTCCTTTAGTATAACCAACATATTGGGCATGTGCATAAGGGCTTTCATAAATAATTAAATCTTGAACCACATAAGAATTTTTCCTTAAATCGCCTTGGTCCATAGGTACATATTTATCCATTGCTTTATAACAAGTATTTGTAAAAAATTTTTGTACCTCACCATTTTTATTTAAACCTAACCTAGCTTTTATTTGACTAGTAGGTTTTATATTAATTGCCATTATTTTCCACCTAATCTTAAATGTGGTCTATTTCCAAAGTTATTATTATTTATCAAAGTAATTTCATAAACATCATAATCATTTAGATCTTGCTTGCTTTCAATATTAATTTCTAATTTTCCTTTGACAAGTAAATCACCAATAGCAAATTTAGAAATATCAATCTCATGTTCTTTGTAAGATATTCTGACATCAACATTGTTAGCGTTTTCATATCCTTTGTTTATTCCAGCGCCATGGCTTCCAAAGAACCAAACATTATCATAATTATAACGTTCCCAAGTTTCAACTCTTTCTTTTTTGTCGAATGTTTTATGATAAATTGTAATATCATTATTAGTTATCATTAATTTACTCCTACATAAATAACATGTTCCCCATTAATAATTAATCCTGTTAAGTAGGTTAAGATATTATCGTCTAGCTCTTTATTCTTATTGACTAATGCCTGTTGAATATCAGAAGCGGGCAAATAACTTACAGAATATCCATCAATGGATTCACTTTTTATTCCTTTAACATTACTTGAGTTTTCTATTAAATAACTTTCTAAAGTATTTATCAAATTAAACATACACATTTTTACTTGAGTTGGTATTTCAGTAACGTCAACTAATCTACTTTGAGTTCTTTCATCAATTTTTCTTCTTGCTTCATATTCTAAAACATTAAAAGGCGACTCGGACATTGTGCCACCTAAATTTTTATATTCAGCATAAGTTAAATATTTATTGCCAAAGTCCATAGTCACCCTCCTTTTCTTATAGACTAACAGTTCCTTCTGGTTTTAATACTGCAAATGGGAATCTAGTTGCTGTTTCATTAAGTGCATTAACAGGATTAGGAATTTCCCAACCAAGTCTCATAACTACACGTAATGCAACCATATCATCTTGTGCTAGGTTGTAAAGAATGCTTCCATCTGCTGGATCTTGAATTACTGCTTCAGTAAGTACTTTATAAGTAATATCTTGTCTCATAGCATATACTGCTTGTGAGAAATCACCAGCTATTAAAGTAGCTTTAGTTTTATCCCAAGTACCATTGTCAAGGAATGTTCTTTTTAAACTACCAATTTCAGTTGTTTGTAGTGGTTGACCAGTAGTATCAGTCATCATACGGAATTTACTTTTTAGATTAACTCCACCAAGTAATCCAGTAACTTCATAACCACTTTCTTCAACTTTTTCCATAGTATCATTTATATCACTATATAAATGTCCAGTTTCTTCAACTTCTGCACCAACTTCATCAATTGAAGGAATAAGTCCTTTTCTCCAATCAGCAGGTTTGTCAGTACCATTGAAGATTGCATTGTCAATTTTCTTACCAAATGCTTCAACTATTCTTGGACGCACTTCACTCCAAATATCAATTGAACTATCATTTAGTACATTTTCTTTAATAGGAACTATAACTGCTATTTCAGCAGCATTGATATATTTCTTGTCCCATGCCATTTTTGTAATATTTTTTCTACCATTGTTATTTGTTTCATCAACGAAATAAGCAATTGGTAAAGAATCTAAAATTCTTAACTTTGTTTTATCAGAAGTCATGTTAGGTAATCTTTTGAACATTGAAAGTGCTTTTGATTCTCTAACAACACCTTCAAATATTTC